GACAAGCTCAACCACAAGGACAAGCTCAACCACAAGGACAAGCTCAACCACAAGGACAAGCTCAACCACAAGGACAAGCTCAACCACAAGGACAAGCTCAACCTGAAGCTCAAGCAGCACAAGGAGAATTTGAAGAGCCACAGGCTCAAGGTGAAGCACTTCCAGAAGAAGAGGAAGAGGAAGAAGACGAAGAAGCATAATTTTACTACTATAAACTTTAAACCCATCAGAAATGATGGGTTTTTTTATTTAATATATAATTTATGAAATTTCTTAAAACTTTTGAAAGTTATAATCAAGATACTTTGATAATAGTTGATGTTCAAAAATCATTTAAAAAATACTTTTCAGAAATGTATTTAAACGAATTGAAAAAATATTGTAATAATTTCAATAATGTTTATCAAATTTGGGACAATCACATAGACGGGAAAAATGTAGAAAAAGACTACCTATACGACGAAAATCCTGATATTCCAATTCACAAAGATATTTATCATTTCCCAAATCAAAAAGATCTTATCGAAAAAAGATACAACTATGATGTTGATGTTGATTTTTATAAGAAAATATTAAATAAAGAAGTTTATAATGATATTTTCGATAAAGAAGAAAAGAAGTTATTAAAAAAAGGAGATATTTTCTCAACAAAAGAAGGAACAATAATTACTTTTATAAACAACAAACATGTTTGGTTTCACTGCCCAATTAAATTATATGAACTATTAAAAGAATTAAAAGGTAGAGAAGTTACTATAGTTGGTGGGGCAGACTCAGAATGTTTAGAAGATGTAGTAACAACTGCAGAAAGTTTAGGAGTGAAAATCAAAAGAGATTATAAGTTTATCTATACAGCATCGAGTTGTCCAATTAAGTAACAACAGCATTTACTTCATATCCAGCAATTGTAAAATCAATAGTCATAAATTCCTCGTGTTTTTCAGGATGGTCAAAAAATTCTACTTCTACTGTATACTCAATTCCTTTAATTTCTGAAATATATGTATTTATTTGTGAAATTATATCAGATTGTATTGATTCAGCAGAAAGTCTAGTTTCATGTAGTAACTCATACAAATCAGCACCAAGATTTGGTTCACCAAAAACCTCACCTTTATTAGTGAAAAGAATCATTTCATATTTTTGAACAATAACTCTAATAGCATCATCCTCTATTAATTCAGGGTCTCTGAATCTAGGATGTCCTGGGTAACCTATATAAAAATCTATGAAACTACTAGCCATAGACTTATATATTATATTAAGGTATCTCTATATTTACCAATAACGGTCATTGCAAGAATTAGTGGATCAGAAACAGAGTCAAGCTTCGAAGAATAATCTGAGAGAATATAATTACAAATAAATAACTTATCAATGTTTTTACCATTTTCGATAGACCAATTAACAAAAGTCTTACCTAAAAGTTTAAAAAGAACATCTATTCTTTCAGCTCCAAAAATATTATTTATAAAATGCCAAAGTTTTTCATAATCATAAGACTTATCATATAACATTTCAAATAACTCCAACTTAACTTTATTTGAAACACCTGAATATTCTTTTGATAGGCTTCCGGTAGAAATAAAACTTTGTAACTCAACCATTATACTCCTGAAATCTGGAAATTTCTTTGTAATAATCGCGATTAAATTTTCCTTTGGAATAGTAATATTCTCCTGAGGTAGTATTACATTTTTAATTCTTTTAAAAATCTCCTGTTTAAGGAATCTTTCTTCTTCAACATCAACACAATCAAAGTTTATTTGTGGTATTCTTGACTTAATACCTTCAGAAATTTTATTTATATGATTAGTTGTAATAATAAATCTAACATTTCTGTTATATTTTTCAATAAATGCTTTAAAAGCATCTTGAAATTGAGAAGATACTCTCTCAAACTCATCTAAAAAGATGTATTTAATATCAGAATCTGTATCCATCATTGGAGTATGCTTACAAAAATCTTCAATTTGAGTTCTCAAAACATCAATAGAAGTAAATAAAGATGAATTTAACTCTAAAAAGGGTTTATCTTTTGTGTATTTACCAATTAATATTCTAGCTAAACTGGTTTTTCCTGTTCCATAATGACCATAAAATATAAAATTACTAGTAATTCCATTTTCAAAATGGTTTCTAATTCTTGGCAATAATACTATATCTTCAATAGACTTTGGTCTCCATTTTTCCCATAAAAGTAATTGATTAACTGAACTCATAAAACTTATATCCAAAAATGAGAGTAAAGTTAAAAAATAAATGTAGTAGATGACTTTTTATATATAATTATATGATAGGAGAAAGATTTAATTTTGAAGATGTTTTCTTTAGAGATTTAACAGTGTGTGTTCTCGACACATTTGAAGGACAAGTAAGATGGGTTAACAAATTCTCTTCTGGTAATGTAGCAGTAAATGTTCCATTTTATTACTCTTTAACCGGCGATGAAAGATTCTTATTAGATTCTTTTTCAGATGACGTAGTTTCTGAGAATAGATTTGTCGAATTAAACACCGATCAGATTCCAAGAGGTCACTTAACAATGACCGGATTCAACATAAAATCCGATGAGTTCGCCAATCCAAACGTTTGGTTAAGAATGGTCGTAGAAAATGAAGTTGAAATTAGAAAAGTTTTAGCGAAAGTTAGAGCAATTCCAATTACGGTTAATTATGAACTCACAATTACACTTTCAAGTGAAATTGACACTTTCAAATGTGCTCAGGCTATTATGGATACTATGTGGATTTATAAGTTTATGTATTTTGAACATAATTTTATGAATATTGATGCTGTTATTTTAATGCCAGATACGAATCAAATTGAAATGAGTAGAGAAAAAAATCTAACATCTGATAATAATATAAAACTAAAAGCTTCTTTTGAAGTTAGTACTTATTATCCAGCTTTCAGAAAAGATAGAGTCAATATGGCAGGATATCCAAGACAATACGGAACCGGAATGTCTGACTTAAATGGATTCCCTATAGACGGTGGATTCAGCGACTTCTTTGGACAACCAGGTGGTGCACCAAGAGACCCAATTAATGGAACACCTTGGGAATTTCCATCATCGTCTATTCCAGGATCAGTTGGATCAGTAGGAGGCACTGAAAATAGAGACGGATCTGGTGGTAGAGATGGAGAAGGAGCTGGTTCATCTTCTGGTTCTTCAGGCACATCAGGAACCGGCGGAACCGCTGGAACCGATGGAACTAGTGGATCTACATATCCAATTGGATTAACAAGCAGTAGTTTCTTTGGTAGAAGTGCTTCACCATTAGGATCAGATCCATCAAGAAGAATCATAAATGGTAGTTTTTCAGATGATCCTGATTACTATCTAATTGCACCAAAAAGAACAAGATGGTTCAATAATATACTACAAGCTAGACAAAAAGCGTCGGCTCCTCTAACCAATCCTAATGCTGGCAATCCAGCTCCTGGTAATAATGGAGGTACTAATCCCCCAATAAATCCCAATCCTATTTAAAAATAAAATGGTAAAAATTGACTTTTTTGTCTTAATATATAGATTAATAAAGAAAAAAAAATATTATAAATATGAAGAATCTTAAACTCGAGTTGTTTAATTTCAGAAAGAATCTCTCCCTTGATCAAGAAGAGGTTTCTACTATAGTAGAGGGTCACATGAATGCTTCTAATGAACATTCTGAAAAGACTATCATTAATTCACTTAATGAAAAACTTAAAGCTTATACATACGATAAAAGTGTGAAATCTCTTTTAGAATCTCTAAATGATGATATGGCTAACTATGAGTTATTATATGAATTGAAAAATTTGTATAATGTTTTAAACTCAAAAAATCAAGGAGAACTTTATAGACAACCAATTAACGTTCTTTTACAAACAATTAATTTAGAAAATGACCAAGACAGAATGTCAAAAGTTCTAAACGAGTTAGCTATTTATGATTGGGTTCCTGAGATTAAACTTTTTGTTCATAATTTAACAACAACTCCTGAGAAAAGATCAAATCTTCTTAGTGGTGGTAAAGGCGAATCCGTTTATTCACTTGTTGAATCAGTAGAAGATGGTCATATCGCATTAATCAGAGATTCTTGGTTTCTTTTAACAGAAAACTCAATTGAGAAAACTTTAATTGAAACTCATATTAAAGATGAAGAAGAATTAAGAAGTTTAAGAACTTTAGAAACTGCTATGAAATATGCAGAAGTTTCAGAAGATAGAGTTAATTTTAGAATTTCTGAATATTTAACACTTGGACTTTCAGTTGCTAAAAAAGGTGGTATCTTTATCAATGATGATGAATTAAATGAAGATACAACTTTAGAGTCTCTTTTTTCTTCTCCTATCGTTCCAATTGTTAACAAAAATTTCTACCCTGTTTTATTAGAAGTTTCTCAAAACTTAGATAAATTTGTTGAATTAGACGTTGTTAAAAGAATTGGTAACCTAATCAATCCTTGTTTAGAGTGTTATGCATTCAATTACAAAAACAACACTTATCTTTACAGATGTGATGAAAGATATGGTAACTCATTCTTTAAATACGAATCAGCTTTAGAATTAGTAAATGAAGTAAGAAATGAATTAAATTATGACTTAACTTATTTCTATGAAAATAAACTTTCTAAAGAATTAGTTGTTAAAAGAAAATTAGAAGATAAAGAAAGAGAAATCACTTTAAAATTAGAAGACGTAAACTTTAATATTGAAAAAATTAAAGGATCTATTCAATTAATTGGAGAATCTGAGGTTTTGACTACAGCACTTAAAAACTTAGAAAAAAGATCTAATTCTCTTTCATCTGAGTTAGATGGAGTTAAAGAAGTTCAATATAAAGAAAGATTAAAATTGTAATCTATTAAAAATTAAATTAAAAACCCTCTTTTAAGAGGGTTTTTTTGTTTTATAAACTTTTTCAATAAATTAATATATAACATGAAAACAAATTAAAAAACTAATAGAATTAAATAAAAAATCCAGAAAAGGTTTTTTATTCCAAAAATTAATCCATGAGCCATTTATTTAAATAACAAGGATCTCTATGTCGAGATTATAGTGTCAAAAGCACAAGGAAAATTAACAAGAAACGCAGATAAAATGCTAGAACTTCTAGCAAAGAAAACAATCAAAAAAATGAGATACTGGTCAAACGATGATAAACTAGACTGTTATCAATCAGGACTATTGGATATGTTCCAAAACTGGTATAATTTCAATGAAGATAAATCAGTCAACGCCTTTGCTTACTTCACCGAAGTATTCAAAAGAGGCATAGCAAAAGGATTTAACGAACTTTATAAGAAAAAAGGAGATAATGATAACCTGATTAAACTTTTATCAATTGAAGGAAGTAATGACGGACAAGGTTTACACTCAATCTAAAATCATAAACATAAAAAAACCCACTCAATTGAGTGGGTTTTTAGTTACATAAAATAATTAAACATTTACCTCTGAATAAACAGTAGATAACATTCTATCTGAGACCAAATAAGGATCACAGTTAGAAGCTGGTCTTCTATCTTCAAAATATCCTTTGCCTTCAATAATTGCTTGAGCTGGTATTCTAATAGAAGTGTCTCTTGTAGAAAACCCATAACTAAAGTCATTAATACTGGATGTCTCATGTTCACCTGTCAATCTTTGGTCATTATGTAATCCATAAATATCGATGTGTTCTTTTTGATATCTTTCTAATTTAATCATAGATTCTTTAATAATATCTAAACCATTTTCTTCTCTCATTTCTTTATTGGAGAAATTAACATGACATCCAGTTCCATTCCAATCACCTTTTAATGGTTTAGGATGTAAGGAAACTTTTATATTATATTTTTCAGCTACTCTTTGTAATAAGTAACGTGAAATCCACAATTGGTCAGAACCTTCTAACGCAGTCACTGGTCCAATTTGATATTCCCATTGTCCTAAAAGAACTTCTGCGTTAATTCCTGAAATATCTAAACCAATTTCCATACACATATTCATATGCTCTTCAACAATATCTCTACCAACTACGTTATCTGATCCAATTCCGCAATAGTAATCACCTTGAGGTCTAGGTATGTTTGCTAAATATCCTGAGTGTGGATCTAAAGTAAATCCTAATGGAATACCTTCTCCTATTCCAAATGGAACCTCAGGTTTATGCGTTAGAGTATATTCTTGTTCCCAACCAAACCAAGGTGCATCATTTTTAGAAAGATTATCTAAACACAATTCTTTAACGGTTTCGGCTAGTTTTATTCTGTTGTTAGTTTTATGTGGTGTTCCATCTGGATTCAATACCTCACAAAGAACCAATTTATGAGGATTTCCCCTAAAAGGATCATCCACAACAAATACTGGTTTAAGTAGACAGTCGGTATTCTGACCTTTTCCAGCTTTAGCTTGTAAAGTAGAACTACCATCAAAAGACCACATTGAATAATGTGAAATATTGTTTTCCGAAGTTTTGAATGATACAATTTTAGTCTTACTTCTAAGTTGCTGTGGTTCGGATCCGTCTAACCAAATATACTCTAATTTAACTTTCATATAGTGTTTTTTTTATTTTTATATATTTTTGAAACAAAGTTTAGTTTTTATGATATATTTGTATAAAATAAAGGATATGAACGAAGTGCTAATTCAATTATGGGAAAATTTTGATAATGATTTACATCAATCAGATGGTTGTTCTTTACATATAGACATGAATGAAAGAAATAAATTTGTTAGTCTACAAGAAGAAGACCATCCAGTTGGATTACCATCAGAAGTATCTATACCAGATTCTATCTATGATATTTTAGAAAAGAAAAAAAACATTAGACTATCAGAAATAGAAATGAATAATCTAATGGGTTTAAAAGATATTATTGTTCTATGATTTTTAAAATTTTATCTATTTTATTTATTTTAAACAGCCTCTATTATATTCTAAATTATAAAAGACTTGATGAACCTTTTAAAATGAGAGATAAAAATAATAAACTTGACTTATTTCACTATATGTTAAAAGTTGGTTACATTATTTGGCTTGTTATTGGTATTTTTAATTTCTACTCAATCTTTATTCTAATACTTTCTTCTTTAATCTTATTTAGAATTCCAATCTATTTAGTTAGTAAGAGATTTTCTTTAGTTTACCACCGATTAGTTCCACCATTAACAATTTTAGTGTTATTGTTTTATCTATTTTCTTAAAGATTAAACTTTTTTAAGTGGTCTTCCGTAATGATTATAAATTCATAACCTTTCAATTTACACCAATTAATCATAGTTTCCCACTTTTGCTTATTCTTATAAGCCATTTTCAAATCATATTCAAAGTTTTTGAGTTTTTTACCTTTGTCTTCAGGAACACTTAGTCTACCTTCATTTAAAGCAAGAACCATATTATACTCTTTCATAGGTTTTACTTCAACAACAACTTGTTTTAAATCTCCATTTTGCAATCTCATCTCATAATAAAAGTCTGGATAATAACAATGCTCTTTTACTCTTGTATCACCATTATCAAAATGTGTCATTTGATAAGGTATTTTCATACACTCAGCTCCCCATTTGATTATTTTCTCATTAAGATCTAACCAAGTCATTATTTTCTTTTCCCAACTACTTCTAAAATAAACTCCTCCATTGTTATTCAACTTCAGAACTTTGTCTTTATTTTTTGGAACATAATTACCTTGATTATAATTACTATTATTTGGCTTTGAATTAAGCATACTATAGAATATGTTTATTTTTATATATAAAAAAAATAAAAACCTTATGGGAGGACTATACGAAAGACTTAAATTAAACAATCTTGTTAAGGCAAATGATATACCGAGCTATTTCAAAGAAAATTCTTTAGATTTCTACCAGAAGTATCTAAAGACAGATGATTATGTGAAAGCAACATCATTAAGAGATATTAAAAAAGGCGGATTTTACTTTTTTCACTACTTAGATGATTCTAATTGGATTAAATGGTCTCCCGTATTAGTAGCAGATGTTAAAAAATATGGAGATCAGATAATTCTTCTTTGTGTAAATTTTAACTTTTTACCCTTAGAAGTAAGAGTAGCTATCTTTGATAAGTATATTTCAGAAGACGACTTTGAAAAAGCCGAGAGACTTAAAGGTAATCACTTTATTAAAGTTAAATATGAACCAATGTATAATGAATTAAAAAGAATGAGGTTAGAATATTGTCTTATAGAATATAACGCGATTCAGATAGTAAAAGCACATAGAATTCACTTTTCTGTTTTACCTCAATTTTTATATTCACAACATCCGAAGAATAAGTATGATCCTAAAAAACTTATTCAAATTTGGAAAAAGAAATCCGAAACTTCAGGGGAAAGAGATTCTGAAATGACACAATTAACTATGGAAGACTTATATAATTTTGATAAAGACTTTACAAAAAAATTTGAACAACTCGAAGGTCACATCAAAAGAATCAGATCCAGTGTGGAAAAATACGGGAAAGGTTAATCTAATAAATTGTCTAAATTAAAATCTCTATAAACTTTTTTAGTGATATCTCCCAAACAAGTATCAACTAATTTATCAAAATTATAATCACTTGAATCAATCTCATAATCTTTAAGAGTTTCTAAATTTTTATTATACCACATATAAAAAAAATCACAACTCGTTTCAACTATATCCTCATAAGTAGGTTCTAAAAATGAGTCATATCCACAAAATAAAATTCTGAAATCTATAGGTTTATCAACATTATAGATAATATCAATTGATTTATTCCAATTTAAATTTATATCGAATCCTAATTTTTCAATTCTATCTAAATGATCAATCATTTTTTAATACTTTATTAATTCTAAATTCTCTTTTATCTTCTATTTCACACGGTTCTACTATAATCTCACCATTTGATACTCTTACTTCCCATTTATTACCAGTGATATCATCAACAAGTGCCAATTTATTTATAACACAATACCCATCAGGTCCTACCGTAATCGCATTATCACCAGAAGAAGAATTTACAGTAAAAGCGTTACTAGTATTAGAGGTTAAACCAGAACCAATTAATGTATTATTAAATATGTTATTAGATTTTTTAGCCATTATAACTTTTCACCAGTTTTTGGATCATAATTCATAATTAATAACTCAACACCCTTAGATTGTTCTGTTTTTAAATCAGAATTGTTTCCACCATGAGCCGAACTTCTAAATACCTCTTTCTCTGTCCAAACGTATTTATCTTTAGGTAATAACTCTTCTAAAAGAGGAAAATAATAATAAGATAAAGACCAACGGCATTTTGTTGTTTTGATTAACTCTAAAAGTCTTCTATGAGAGGCTGGTCCAAAAACTCCTTCTTTATCAGCTCCATACCAAGATAATCTCTTAGAATCATCATCACCATTTACATCTGGTCTGTGATATGGTGGATCTAAATACAAGTAAGTATCTTCTGAGTCATATTTATTAATAAGTTCTTCAAAATCGATATTTAAGAACTCTTTAATAGATTTTAATTTATCTGTGTATTTGTTCTTTTTTAATTTATCAATAAGAACTTCTAATTTCAAACGGTCTTTGTCTTTCTTATAACCATTAAAACCAGCACCTCTTGGGTAAACCGAATTATGAGCTGAAGTGATTAAGAAAGCATAAATAGAAGCTTTCTTAAAGTCACCTATTTCAAAATCCATATTATCTAAGAACTCATTCTTAATATATCTTTTATAAATTTCTTTATAGAAGTCCCATTTCTTTAATGGATCAGTTTCATCAGTTTTTAACAAAGTTTCTTTTAGTCTTTCTAAATACTTAACAAATGTTTCAGGTTCTGAACAACACTTATATAGATTGACCTGGTGACGATTTTTATCATTATAAACAACTACATCAAACTTTAGGTTTGGGTCGTCCATAAACGTTCCCATAGCTCCAGAGAATGGTTCTAAATATGTTTTAATTCCGGTTTTTGGAATTTTTTTATTGATTAATTCTTGAAATACTGAGGAGCTTTTGCCTCCAAAATAACTTATAACTGCCATTTTATTTATTTTAATTTAATTTTAATTTATTCTTCTATTGAAGACCTTTTATTTTGTTGTTTTAATTCTTCTCTAACTTTCATTAAAATTTTACCTAAATGATTTTGACCACCTCCATTACATCTTGGACAAGAACACTTACCCCAAAAAACATCATGCCAATTATTTCCTTCAATTAATTCTAAATCACCAGTTGATAACAAATCTTGTGTTAATTTTAAATCCTTAAACTTTTCTCTAACACCCCACTCCATGAGTTCTCGCTTTTTCTCATCCCAGTCACTTCTAACTTTAACAAACTTACCAACTTTCTTGGCATCTCCTGGATCCACAATTTTAGCAACCAACTCTCTAAAGTCAGGAGCTGTATAATAAACACCATCAATAAACTGCATACCAGTGACTTTAAGAGCAACATAATAATGTTCCACACTTGGATAAGTGATTCCCTTATGTTCTATTCTACAAGGATAGAAATTACTCAGAAAGACATAGCGACCACGAAACGAATTGATATAACTCATAATATAGTATATCTATATGAAATAAAAAGTTTAGTAAGTATTCCAACCAGAAATATTATAAACACCTCTTTCATCCTGAGTAACTTGTTTGTTTGATTCTTCTTCAAAAAATTCAGGTTCCAGAACATCATCAATAGTTTTATCACTAATTTCTGTTCGCAATTCAACCTCAGGTTCTAATAGTTCTTCTTCATATGTGAAATCTTCATATAATTTAATATACTTCATATCAAAATTATTTTTTTAAAATAGGAATTACAACTTCCTCTACAAATTCTTTCATATCTTTGACTGAAATTGTATCTAAAGTATCCTTTTCTGTATGACAGTTAAATAACAATTTAAAATCTAAATAAGTTTCATCATCCCACTTAACTATAGAAACTTCTCTATCTTTTGTAGGCGGTAGAGGATTGATAACAACAGAGTCTATACCATTTCTTATGAAAACAATTGAATCATTAAACGGAGTTTTAATAATAGGACAATTAAAAATAGACTTAATATGATTTGTTAAATTACCAGGATAATCACCTATAAAAAAGTATTTACCACCACATCCAGTAAGTTCTAAATTTAAAACCCACTCAATATCTCCAAAAAATCCATCATTTATCAATTCAGCACATCTTTTAGACCCTAAACCACCAACTTCTTCACCATCAAGTAGAACTACATTAATCTCAGGCATAATTTTTTTTATCATTATCGCATTAATAACCGAAGCCGAGTTATCATTAGCATTATCAGTAGATGGATTAACTATGTCGTGATGAGCAACAACCATTCTATTTGATGTTCCTCTTAATACTATATTATAACAATTTAATCTTCCCGATTGAAAATTATCTATTTTATAATCAATTCCTTCGGAATCTAATAGATTTATTAAATATTGAACTCTTGGTGTTGGGGAGTCTCCATTTTTGTAGACATTTCCTATATTCTTTATAGAACAAAACTCACTAATTTTATCATACATAAAGTATATATTAAATAAAAAACCCACTTAAAAAGTGGGTTTAAATTTGTGGAGATGACGATGTACTGCCCATCGTGTCTTCCCTAGTTAACAATAATTATTCATTCACAGGCTTAGAAAGTTTTTCGAAACTTACAAAATAGTTAATTGAACAACCCATCACTCTAACAAAACTGGTTTCACATTTTTAACTGTGTGATTCAGCTGGAGAATTTTTATCGAAGCTTAAAAGATTAAACTAAAGATAGCTCTTCTGCCTTAAGCATGTTGTTTTGTAACGCCGCTACTAAATCTTCACGGGATGCTACTTCATTTGTTTTGCCATTTACGACTTTTTGCCACCAAATTTATTAGTCGGTTACTTGACCATCCGACACCTGCATAATTACCTCTCGCTGGAAATCTATGCTGTTGACATCCCCTTGATATAATTAATGTATATATAATATTTAAAAATAAGAAAAAGTTTAATAATATTGTGGAATATTATCTTCATCAGAAATATCCTCTTCATCAGAATTAAGAGAATCAATCACATCTTGTGCATCTGGATAAGTAGGATAATCAGTCCAAAATGAACCTTGACCAAATAAATCTTCGGCATCTTGTGGTTCTTTATTACCATCCGCCATCATTTTTGGAGTAAGAGCAAATATTCTATAAGAATCACCAACTTTATTTACAAAGTATTTAACTTCATTATTAAAATTTTCAAATAATTTAATATATTTCATAATATTATTGTTTTTCAGAAAGGCATATTATCATCATCTAAACCTTCATCTAATGTAAATCCAAATGTAAGTATTCCTCTTTTATCTTTAGATTCCCACATTTCAAATTCAGAATCGTATTGAGCTAAAATATCTCTCTTAAGTTTATTTGCTACTTCAAAAACTTTAATAACATTTCTTAAAGTTTCTTTTTTATTCATATAAACCTCTACTAAAATATCATCATTTTTATGAGCAGTCACTCTAACATCACTCAATCCAGAGTTTCTAAACATCTGTCTCAATAAATAAGTAAGATGTTCTACATCATCATCTTGGTCATCTGTGTAAATATCATACTCTTCATCATCATCATCTTCAAATTTAGGATTTGATGACTTTCTAGCATTATCACGTGTACTTTCATCATCATACCAGTCATCATAATCACCATAATCTTTAGTTGAATCATCTCCATACTCATAGTCATCATCTGGCCATCTACCTTCATTTTTTTTATTTGCTGGTAGTTTATTATTAAGATGACTAAAATCGTCTTCTCTAATATTTTCTTTTAGATATTTTATAAATGTTTTTATTTTCATTTTATCTCAATTCTATTTTCAAATATGTTTCTTCAAAGAAACAGTCATCTGTGATTTTATGCTTAGCAATTATAGTCTGAACTCTAATAAGTGAATCATAAATTTCACTCATATCAGATTCTTCCAAGTCTAAACTAATAAATATCTTATCATCTTTACCAACTACTTTTATGTCGATTCCAAAAACATTTTTCTTTATTTCATTAATAAGATCTTTATGTTTAGCAAATAATTCCTCATTATATCCTACTTTTCTTTTAACAGGAAGATTATTCCAGTTAACTTTAACAGATGCTTCTGCCAACTTTTTTAAATAAGTTATATTCTGCATTTCTGTTCCTCTGTGCTCATTGTAATAACCAACTGATATATTTGTACACTCAGAAATATCTTCCATAAGCGAAGCTGAATCAGTGTAAACTCCGGTAGTATCTAGTGATAGATTTAATCCATTCTTATTATACTCATCACAAAGAGCTTGTCCAAATTCATTTGAACAACATTGTCTACCTAATTGATGAGTAATCACCGAAGTTGTTCTTCTTCTATCAAAAGAAACACACATTTTAACATCAGTTAAGTAATCAACTTTATCATAAATAGATGAAAGTGCATTAGATCCAATACCACCTCTTTCTTCACCAATAAAGAAATAATAAATTCCAGGAACATTATAAGACATCATATAAAGCATTACAGCTGTTCCTGCTTTATCATCAGCTCCTAAGATAGATTGACCATCAGTATAAATATGTTCATCACCAGAACCAGTCTTTGTAAGTCTAAAAGAGTATCCTTCTTCATCAACTCTACCATTTGCTTGAAATAATCTTGTATCTTTTTGTTCTCTATCAGCTGTATCTAAGTGACAAGTAAACATAACCGTTTGTTTACCATCACCAATAATTTTATAATAGTTCCCAACTTGATCTCTTTTTAAGTCGCTAGGTAAAAATTGTAATACTTCTTTTTCATGTCTACAATCCGAGAAATGTGGGTAAGTTTTAGTAGTTAATGAAAGAAACGTTGCTTTTACATCTTTAGGATTATAATTAAAATCAGGAACCGAAATTCTCTTACTAGATGTAGTATCTTCTTCTCCGATATTATCAGAAACCATTGCGTTATATTGATAAATAAAGCTTTTAATTTCTTCATCATTAAGTAATCCAGGCCAATAGTATCTAAAGAATTTTCCAATCTTCATGTCATATTTTTTTCCAGAAATTACTACTCCGAAACAATAAGGTTTGTTTGATATTGTAACATCACTAACACCTAAACCATTATAATATTGAGAACCATCCTCTCCTAACCACAACATTTCAAAAGCAAGATAACTATCATTATCTTCCATAGCTCTAAGAACTTTATACAAGCCTTTAGATATTTTAATTTTAGCTGTTTTATCTATTTTTGATTCTTCTTTGCCAATAAGTTCTTCTTTACTTTTGTAACCACCACCTGGCTTAAAGTTTTTAGCCTGGTCAACGACCGATTGCGTTCCCGCTTCAAATATTTGGTCATATCTTGATATTTTCATAGTATTATATATTAATTATTAAATGTTAATTATGTTTCTATTTCTTTCATCAATAAAAGCTCTACCAATAGAAGGCTTATTAGAATCAATAAATTCTTGTTCTTCTTTACTTAATGTATTTTTATTTTCTAAATCTTTTATTTGATTCTCGACTTCTATAGACGGATAAATACTTACATCATTTTTATAACACCAAACTATTTGAGCATTATTAACATCTTTGGCCTTACTATTCTTTTTTGCAATTTCTGATCCAACCTTCAAAATATATTCAGGAATTATATCATCTTTAATCGCTTTTATTAAAACGTGACTTCCAGGATAACCAGCGGCATGAAGCCAAATATCTTGTATACTAGAACCAACACCACCAATAGGTTTTGCGTATTTACCAGCAAAATTACTAGTTATAAAATGATTCGACTCTTTATTTCGACCCCAATAAATATCATATGAATTTTCAGGACTAAACTCATCTATTACTCTTCTATGTTTAATATCAATTCCACTTTTTGAAAAGTCTTTAAGTTGATTATTAGTCAAATTTTCACTCAAAAAATGATTATATCTTTTAATCTTAATCATAAACTATATATTACTTATATAAAATAAAAAAACCCTCTTTATATAAAGAGGGTTTTAATAAAACATTCTATAAATATTAGCTCAAGTTGAAAATTTGAGTTTCCAATTGACCAAAATTAGTAGCTGTTACAGGAACAGTGATTGTAGTAACACCACCTGACCAAGAAGGACCTGTGTAATATGTGCCAGAAAAAGTAAATCCAGCACCACCAAGAACAGCAGCAGGTGCTGTTCCACCTATTTTTGCTGTATTTCCATTATAATAAGCACCTGTGCTAGCAGGAGCTGTAATTATCAATGATTCTCCACTAGTAGTAGCAGTAGCACCAGTAGGAAGTGAACTAATATTTGTTCTTAACGTTTCGACAGCGGTAGCAGCACTCTGTGTAGCAGAGAATGTGTAACCACCAACTCCGAATATATTATAAGTTGTAGTAGCACCCGAAGCAGTAGTTCCTGATCCAAATACTTGCATTTTTATATTTGTTTTAGTAGTCCCACCAGCTGCTGTTCCACCAAATGTAAATATTGCGGTAGCTGGAGTGAAGGTTGGAACAACTCCGTTAGCTCCGGTAAGGTTGTTAGAAGATGTTCCATTAACGTTAGCAGAGAAAGTGAAAAAACCGACTTCATCGGTTAGATAACGACCATCTGTTAATGAAATAGTTCTTGATTGTGTGAAACCACCCACTGTTAATGAAGTTTCGCCTCTTAATCTCAAAGCAGACACATCAAAAGTGATAACATCTGTTGCGCTGTCATAAGTTGATGAATTAATGTTTATGTAAGGTCTTGACATAATATTTATTTTTTCTTTTATATATTTAGTTTCAAAAGTGATTTTTTTCTATTTTTAAAACTTTTACAAAAAAAAAGAGTCTCTTTCGAGACTCTTTTTTAAAGTATAACTTATATACTATTAGTTTAAGTATTGATTTGCATCAATTACATTAATAGTCATAAATTGTTTTTGTGGATACCAACCAACTTCAGTTACAGCATATCTACTTCTTAGTAACATTCTTGGAGCGAATGTAGCTTCAGAAATGATAGAGATTGACTGAGCCATTAAGTAAGGAACAAAAATGATTCCTGGTTGGTCAGGGTTATTCTTTCTACCAAGAACGATTCTGTTATCATTATATCTCATATATGGATCAACATAGATAGAAATATCTCCGATAGAACCTACTGGATAAAGTTGACCAGAAGAATTCATTTTAGATTTCGTTGGGTTAAGTGTATAACCAGAGATATCAGAAAGAGCTGCAGCAAGACCCCCGTTTGTGATAATGTATTGAGCGGGACCTACACGACCTTCAGTAGCGATGTAGTTAGAAGCGTGAGCAATCTTAGTGATAAGTTTTCTTTGAACAGCGTGAGTAGTCTCACCACCGATACCACCACCTGCAGTTACATATGATGTATCTAAGTCAAAGATTGTTGGATTTGACAATCCTGTGAACGCAGCAGCACCATTGAAAAGTGGAGCAGTTGTTCTGTTTAAATCACCTAATTCAAAGATTTTAGCAACGATTTGCTTAGAAATTGTTTGAGATAATTCGTTTACAAGAATTGATTCCATTTTTTGAACGATATCCATACCAGTGTTAGCTTTGATATCTTCAATTTCAGTTCTTCTAAGAGCTGAAGATACTTCGATAGTACCAACTGCTACTGATTTAGAAGAGATTTTTGGACCGATAACTCCAGCGTAGCTGTTATCATCAGCATCTCTATCCATTGGATAGTTTCCGTTAAATCCAGAACCAGCTTGTGTCCAGTTTGCAGAGAAACCTGGGATGTGATCTTCAAGAGCTGAAATCAACTCGATAGATGCGAATCCACTATTAAGTGCAATACCAGCAACTTCTGTGATTTGAGAAATCATAGAAGATGTTGGTGAGAAAGTGTTTCTTGTTTGGTCAAACTGCCAAGCTGAGCTAGTCAAAGGACTACCCACTACAGTGTGAGCTGTATTAGCTTGTCTGTAAGCTTTAAACATTGGGAAACCATCAATACGAGAGAAACCTAAAAACTCAACAATACCTTGTTTAGAAGCTGTACCGTTAAGTGTAGTAGAAACTGTTGCACCCAAGTTTGATTGACCTAGTGCACCAGTACCTAATGAGTAATAAAAACTACCATTTTGTAAACCACCTGATGATTGTAAAATTGTAGCTCCGTTTCCAGTTTGCATAGCAGCTGCTAAAGCAGAAGCAGTAACACCAGCGTTTAATTTGAAAACTTGTGGTCTTTCATCTGTATTACCATCTTTAGTGTCATCGTAACGGAAATCTACATAAAGTAAATCGATTTTTGGACCTGGAGATGGCTTAACAGCAACAAGGTCAAGACCGATAGTTTGAGCTGCGATTTTCATTGCAACTGGTAATAAGTTTTGACCAACATCACCTGAACCCTGAATACCACCTGAACCGTAGTTAAAGTTAGTTGCTGAGTTACCGTAAGGTGAAGTTTGACCTGCAAATGTAGATGGTTGTGGAGATACAACACCACCCATACCTGATACGTTAGAAGCATTAACATAAGCGTTTTCGTTGATTGAGTGGAACTCAGCGTATTCAGCCATCCATTCCATTCTATCACCTGTAACACCCATGTTCTCCAAAACTGGAGACCACTTCTTAATAGCTTTTGATTTGTCTATTCTAATGTGTGACATAATTTAATTTTATTTTTTTTTGTTATCTATATATAACCCTTTATTTACCTTATTTTCGAAGGTGTGGTTTTTTTATAGATTAAATGTTTTTGAATCTTTCTAAAATTGCACTAGCTTCTGTATCGGAAAGTCTATCTTCTTGGATAAGAGCTTCGTGAGAAACTAATTTTTTAGTCACAGATTCATTCTTTTTGAGATTTCTAGTTAACCAGAAATGCTCAACTTGTGATTCAGTTTTCAAAACGTCTTCAGGATAAAGTCTAGCCTGAGAAAGGATAGATTTTTTAGAAGTGTTTGTTAACTGTTCCCAGATTGGCTTAACGTTTTCAGGCATCAATCTGATTACTCTTTCTTCAAGAGATTCGTTCTTAGTAGAAAGTGCTTCAGCGACTAATGTAAGAACTTCCTTCTGTGTAAAATAACTTCTTTCGTTTATGTGAAGTTTAACAGTTTCTTGTTCCTCGTTAGTTAATGCATAAAAGCTATCAACCTGTGACTTGTTTAAGAACTTTAAAAAATTCAAGTCAGTTGTTTCAGAAACCTTACGTTTTTTGGCTTCTTCAATTAATTTATTAATAGACTCAGATAATTCAGACTCATTATCACCACTCACTTCGTGAGATTTTGGACTATAGTCTTCATCTTCGTTTTCATTTTCATTTTCGTTTTCATCTTCGTGAGAATAAGCTTCTTCTTCATATGAAGCTGGAACCCCATTATAGTTTTCCTCATTCTCATCGTTATTGTCATTCTCATCGTTTTCATCATCGTGAGATTCAAAACCAGCTGCTGACAATGAAGGGAAAGCATCTTCTTCATTATTTTCAAATAATTTACCACCTTTAGAGTTTAATTTCTCAACAATCATTCCTTGGTAAGAAATTGATTTGTCAAGATTTTCAGCTACATACTCAGAGTAAGCGATGTTATCATCTAAATGCTCAGCGATATATTCAGAATAAGCGATGTTACCTTCAACGTGCTCAGCTAAATATTCAGAGTAAGCAATAGAATTATCAACGTGCTCAGCTAAATATTCAGAATAAGCGATGTTTTTGTCTAAGTTTTCAGCGATATACTCAGAGTAAGCAATATTCTTATCTAAGTTTTCAGCGATATACTCAGAGTAAGCAATATTCTTATCTAAGTTTTCTGCTAAGTATTCAGAGTAAGAAATGTTTTTGTCTAAGTTTTCAGCGATATACTCAGAGTAAGAAATGTTTCTGTCTAAGTTTTCTGCTAAATACTCAGAATACTCGATATTTTTGTCAAGATTTTCAGCAACATACTCAGTGTAGTTAATTGCTTTTTCAAGATTTTCAGCTAAATAATCATTATGTTTAGCTAATTTTTCAGTTGTAGATCTTAGAGATTTGTTCTCATTTACTACAATTTGGATTTTTTCAGCCAAATAGTCAAGATATTTAACTACTTGTGAGTTAGTTGAGTTTAATTCTTCATAGTATTCAAGTAATTGCTCTAATTTCTTAGGAGCCATATCACCTTTAGTAATTGCGGTTTTAACTTCTTTTTTAGTTGAAGCAATCTCATTTACTAGATACTTTGAATAATCAGTCAACTGTTTCTTAGTTACAAAGTCGTTTCTGTTCATGTTGAATAATTCATTTATTTTTGACTCGTCGGACATTTCATATATCCTAAAGTTAGATTTTGGGTCTGTATAACCTAAAGACTCATTAAGGGTTTTAATTGACATTTTAGCTGAAGCAAATCCTGGGTCAGCAACAATGTCATAAGTAAATAACTTTTTCAAAGAAACGGAACCGTCAGACTCAGTAATACCAGCCGCTCTTGAAGAAACGAAAACTGGACAACCATCATCAACTAATGCTTTTGCTTCTTTACCCCAATAGGTACTAAGAAGTCTAATTTCACCGGCAACTATATTCTGTTCTTTAATATAATTTGCCTTAGTGATAATGTGGGATGCTCTTGCTAAAGAAGTGTCAAAAACATCTGGGTGGTCGAACTCACCATAAACAGCACCTAAGCTGTTCATTCTTTCATTCATTTCATCTAACGCTGGTAAGAATCTATCTGCTGTATAGATACGTTCATTACGGTTTTTCACACCAAATTCAGTGAAAGTTCCACCCATAACGTAATCTTTTTTACCAGATGCATTTTCTCGTATTAGAGCATTCGTTGAATTTTCTACGATTAATACTGATTTCATTCAAAAATAATTATTTTTTACCTTTTACAGTTGGATTATATATTACATAAAAAACCACTCAATTTTAAAAGGTGGATTTTTTATAGTCAATTGAAACCTTTATAAATAATAAGTCATGTGGAATAAAGAGGAAGGAATAGTTTTTTAATAAATAACCTAAAAAATAAGTGGTTTTTTATGATTATCACCAGAGAGATATCAATTAAGATAACTGAATCTAATCTTCAATATTATGAAGACTTAGGATATGATGTTTCAATTAGTGAAATACTACTAATTCCAGTTGAATTAATGTCAAAAGGCTCACACTATAAAATAAAATGTAAGTGTGACACCTGTTCTATTGAAAAAGATGTTATTTTCAAAAACTATCTTAAATATGATAACAAATGGGGAGAATATCTTTGTAGAAAATGCTCAGAAAAGAAAAGAAAAGAAACTCTTCAAAAGAACTACGGTGTTGACTACCCTATTCAGAATAAAAAAGTTATGACAAAAATGAAGAAAACTCTTATGAAAAAATATGGAGTAGACAACATATCAAAAAGAGAAACTAAACAAAACGAATCTTTGGAATAAAACCTTTATGATAAAATTAATAGAAGGTGATCGATATGAAGGTCAAATACAGTTCTCGAATAGCGGGAACGCAAACATAACAATAGAAGAAAAATCCATTTTTATACACAAAAAAAATACTTTAAATTCATTACATTTAGATAAAGTAAAAATTGAAATATTTAAAGGTGAAAAGAAACTAGAAGCAAAAGTTGTAGAAACAATTTCAAGATTCAGAACAGAATTTGTTGGTAGAGTTCAAATAGGAAAAAAATCAACATTTGTAATTCCAGATAGTGATAAATTATCAGTTGACTTTTATATAAAAGGAGGATTAGTTGCAACAGATGGACAAAAAGTTATTGTAGAACTAATAAAATGGGAAGATTCGAAATCACCACAAGGAAAAATAACTAAAATATTAGGAGATGCTGGTGACAACAACGCAGAAATGAACTCAATTATGTATGAGTATAATCTACCAGTTGATTTTCCACAAGACGTTTTAAATGAATCAGAATTAGTTCCAGAAGTTATATTTGAAAAAGAAATAGCTCTTAGAAGAGATATGAGAAATATAACTACTTTAACAATAGACCCTGTAGATGCTCGAGATTTTGATGACGCTCTTTCAATTCAAATTATTAATGAAAATAATATTGAGATAGGAGTTCATATCGCAGATGTTGGACATTATGTTAAACCAGGTTCTAAATTAGATGAAGAAGCTTTTAAAAGAGCAACATCAGTTTATTTAGTTGATAGATGTGTTCCAATGCTTCCAGAAAGATTAAGTAATGGTATTTGTTCATTAAAACCACATGAAGATAGATTATCATTTTCAGTTATATTTAATATTGATAGAAATGGTAAAATTATTAAAGAATGGCATGGTAAAACGGTTATACATTCTGATAGAAGATATTCTTACGAAGAAGCTCAAGAAATAATTGAAGGATTTGACGGTGATTTTCACAATGAAATCAGAACTTTAAATGGATTAGCACAAAAAATAAGAAAGAAAAGAATTTCAGACGGTTCTATTGAGATGGGAGGAATTGAAGTCCGTTTTAAATTAGCTGATGATAATAAAAAACCAATTGGTGTTTATTTCAAAGAACAAAAAGAAGCTAATAAGTTAATTGAAGAGTTTATGTTATTAGCGAATAAATCAGTTGCTAAGATTCTTTCGGATAATCAGTGGTTTAACGTATATAGAATTCACGACACACCAAATATTGATAAACTTAATCAACTTGTAGGAGTATGTCAAAATTTTGGACACGATGTTAAGATTGAAGGCGAAGGTGATGAACTAAAAAGTTCAATAAATGAACTACTTAGAGATATCAAAGGAACTCCTGAAGAAAATATGATTGAAACTCTTGTGACAAGATGTATGTCTAAAGCCAAATATACGATTAAAAATATTGGACACTATGGTTTAGGATTTACTCACTACTCACACTTTACATCTCCAATCAGAAGATATCCAGATTTAATAACTCATAGGATTTTATTTGATTATTTAAATAAAGGAAAACAAGGAAATCCTGCAAAAATTGAAGAACAAGCAAGTTGGTGTTCAAGTAGAGAATTAATTGCATCAAAAGCTCAAAGAGACTCGATTAAATATAAACAAGCTGAGTATTTACAAGATAAATTAGGTCAAGTTTATGATGGAATCATATCCGGTGTTACAGATTGGGGAATTTATGTTGAACTTATTGAAAGTAAATGTGAAGGAATGGTAAGATATAGTACTATTGGTAAAGTAAAAGTAGATTTAGAACATTATACTGTTACTGATGAAATGGGTAAGAAAATAAGATTAGGAGATACACTAAAAGTAATAGTATCTTCAGTAGATTTAGAAAAGAAACAGATAGATTTTACTTTATTCTAATGAAAAAGTTATTTGAAATTGAGTTACTTAATAATAAAATAGACGACTATGAAGATATTCTCTCAAGATTTTCAAACTGGAAGCAATATAAGAGAGAAATAAATCTTAATCAACTACTTGAAGAAGGTAAAAAAATTGAATTTGAAGTAGAATTAGAAATTCCAAATAGTCAAAGTGTTTTTTATATTAGCGTAGTTGATAAAATAGATACAAGTATTACAAGTCTTGTAAATGCTTGTTCAGTGATACAAAAAATGACTTTTATAATCTTAAATAACGAAGTTCTTAAATTAAGTATTGAAATAAAGCTATTAACTACTAATTGGGGTAAAATAATAACAAGCTTATTGGAATCAAGAATTGAATTAAAACTTATTCAACATAAAAATATAGAAGGGAAAATAGACAACTTCTATTTCATTAACCCAGATTTAATTAACAATATAGCAGCATGAGATTCTATAAAGTCACATCAACACATAATCAAAATGAAATAAATGATATAATCAAGTCAATGTCTACTATCGAAACAGATTATATCATAAAAATCTATGGTCAAATTTCAATGGTCGAATATACAGACGAAGATGGATTTGAATGCATGTTTTCTATTTTAGATGATTCATTGATTGAAAAAATGAGTGAACTTTATCAAAAATACTCTCTTAAATTCACCATTATTGATTTAACAAATGATGTAATATTTGATAACCCATTTAATATAAAGTATAAAAACGAAAAAGGTAAATCAGTTGTAAAAGACGTTTTAAATTTAATCAAAGAATATAAAAAAAACTGGATAACTAAAGACGATATATTAGATAAGATTATTGATAAAGGTATAGATTCTCTTACTAAATTTGACTTAAGTGTTCTGAAATCTTAAAATTCAAATTCCCCACCACCTTCAGCTGGAGCTTCTGCTGCCGGTGCTTCTTCTGCTGCCGGTGCTTCTTCTGCTGGTGCTTCGCCTCCTTCAGCGGGAGCTTCCCCACCTTCAGCGGGAGCTTCTCCTCCCTCAGCGGGAGCTCCTGCTGAACCTGCGACAGCAGCGGCGTCTTTAGCCCAATATTTTTGATTTTCAGCTTTTTCTTCAGGTGTTAGTTTGAAAACGTGGTCCATAATCCACTCAATATGAAAGTAAGGTTTTTCACCATTCATAATTCCAGTAAGAGTAGTAATAGCTTCAGCTCTTTTTGCTAAAGTATTAATCTTTTTCCACTCTTCGAATATTTGATTTGTATAGAATATAATATCAACCGAGTTTATGAAAACCTCATCATCTTTCAACTCAGGAAATTCAATTAACATTTGAAGTTTAAGTGGTTTAACAATTAACTCTTTGAAATTTGTTCTAAGTCGCATAATAAAATTGTGAAACTTAATCTCATCTCGAGTCATTTCAGCAGCATCTGTAACTAAGTTACCACCACCAGACTCACCTTCAAAACGTGTAATTGGAATTTTTGAAGCTCTTTTAAGCGCCTGATGAAACCACTTCAACATAGATTCTTCATTTAAATCATGTCCCTGAGGTCCAACTAATTCCATTGTTGGTGTTCCAGCATCACCTTCTGGGAACCAAATTTGTTTATTATAAGGTAAGTGTTTTGAACCATTAATTGAAAGTGTCCCTAACGTATCATCCCACTCAACTTCTTCTGAGTAATCCTGAATCAATTGACCAATTTGTTCTTCAGCTCTTTGACGAGATAAACCCTTTACAGGTATAACAAACTTTTGATAAATAGTAGCGTTAATTACGTTATACATAATTCTTGTTTGTTCAAGAATCTTTAACTGATTATAAGGCTTAATAAGACCCTCAACATAAGATGTTTCGGAAAAGTCATTTTGAGTTGAATAAGAAACAAAAACTATCTGTGAATCTAAGAAAATTCTTCTTAATTGAGGATCTTCCGGGAACTGAATCCAAAGATGACCTACATTAGGTTCATATGCGGGAACTAAAGTCTCAGGTCTAAGTCTATTGAAACCAATAATATTCTTCTTTTTATCATCATAAATTATCTCTACAGCCACGAATCCATCAACTAAAAAATCTTTCATCATTGACCAAGCAGTGATATTATCTGAAAATCCATATTTATTATAAATCTTTTCGAAATACTCTTGATATTTATCTTGAATTTCTTGAGAATAATCATTTGGTAATGGTCTCGGTGAACAAAAGTCTCTCTCATCATTATAAACAATTGATTCATCTGATAATGTGCTTACAAAGTCTCTAATTTCATCTTTAATTGAATACTCTCTAAGAATTCTTCTTTTATCAGCATATCCTTTATCTAAGTAAGGAATTGATTTTCTATTTAATACAGAGGCTACAGCTCTCGATGAGAAGAAATCATACATTGAACTTCCTCTAGCTGAATAAGGATCTTCGTTAATACCAACTCCGACTTGATTTCTGATGATCATATCATCATAATTCATCCCATAATTAGAAAGAGTTCTAAGAATTCTACTAAATAATCCTTTATTTTCTATTGCTGAGTTAAGCCCGAGATTGTTATCATTTTCAGCCATTTTTTAGTTCGATTTGATTTTATATATTAAAATTTTAATGTTCCTCCGATGACTTAAGAGTTATTGTAATAACAGCTGACTTATTTCCAAATGCAGCAGGATGTGACAGAGTAGTAATTTCTTTTTCAATATTAAATTCGGAAAAATCCACACCTCTGAAAAGACCATTCCATTTTCTATCTGTATAAGAACTTGTTTGATCCCAACCACTACAATTGACAGTTATTTTTAAATTTTCTTTATCCAATCTTTTAGTCATGTTATTTGTAAAATCACTTTTAGAAACAGAAGTTCTTTTAGCCATTTCATTATAAAGTTTTTGAATTTTAAACAAATCACCTTCTACTTTTGCATTTTGTATAAAACAAACAACAATTCCCCATTTCCAGTTAGTGTTAATTGACACTTGAACGCTTTCTAATCGGTTTTTGAAAGCTATAAGTTCATCTAAAAATTCCCAAAATTTATCATCAGTTATCATTTCAGTATAACCACCAATTGGTGCGGTTTTAAATGAATTTCTAAATGTAATATTCATTGATTTGTATCCTTCAAACTCACCTTCGGTAATTGTTCTAGCTTCCTGAAAAGAATATTCTATTTCTAAATCTTTAATAGGTAGTAACATTTCATCTAATTCTTCTTTACTTAAATCAGTGATATCTAGAGACTCATTTAAATGTCGAAAAAACTTATGTAAATATTTCATTATTTATTTTTAAGTTTTTTATCTAATACTTTTGCAATGTGGTCTCCAATAAAGAAGTGCATGTTTTTAAGAGTATCCGTTTCAAATGTCTCGATATCATCCATAAATCTGAACTGATATTTATATGTATCAACTTCTTCTTCATCATGATTATCTATTTTCCAAATTGATAACTCCATATCATAGTTATTGTTAATATTCAATTTGAAATCAAAGGTAGTTTTATCACAAGGAGTTGTTTTAAATTTAGGTTGATAATCTACTTCAAAAACAGAATAATCTGTAATCTTAGCTCTTCTCATATAATAATTTAAAAACATAGAAGGTGCTTCAATGAAGTCGGAAAGAATTTGTAAGTCTTGTCCAAAATTATTTGATTCAATAATATCTTCAATTTTAGTTTTTAAATCAATTACGTTGTTAAATTCCATTTTATGATAAACACAGTTAATGTCAAAAAGATAAATGAATGTATCTTCAATTAAATTCTTTTTTTCTAAATCAACTTTAAAAATAAATTTTGTGTGAATTATAGATATGTCTTCAGTTTCTAAACCCTGAATTGAAATAACCATTTTATAGAACTTCTCATCTGTAGATAACTCATAAACAGTCTCTACTGACGAAGCCATTCCTTCATCTTTATCTTCAAACAGTTCTTTGAAAACTTCTTGTATTTCTGAAATTTTAGTCTCCATATTATTTAAATTGTTTGTCGTATAGATTTCTTTTTAATTCCATTACTTTACCGATATATCCATTTCTTCTAAGTAATTTAAAAACTAAGTTACCGATTGAGAACTCTCCACTTTCGGACTCCAATCCACTTTTTCTATAATTTTTGATTTTACCCCAAACTTTTTTTATCTTTGGTTCTAACTCATCATAATTCTTGTCGTTGGATTCTTCAATAATATCATCAATGACCATTATAATATTTTTAGACTTCTCTTTAATCATTCTTTCGTTTGGTTTAAAGTCAATCTTAACCGGTTTTTTAATCCATTTGTCTTTAAGTAATGAATAAACACCACCCATCTTACCATCTGTAATTTCTTCATGCATTATTTTCGCATCTTGAATACAAACTTCAACTTCATATCCTTTTATTTTGATATCATGTTGTTCATTCCAAACTTTTTTAGCATAATCACAGAGTTTTTCAACTAAATCATAGTCTTCATCCACATCTTTGAAATCTATAGTAATATGTAAATCATAGTCAGAATATTTTTCAGACCAATTATAGTTACAAAGAGAACCACAAAGAACTATATCTTTTACTTCGGCTTGAATTTCAGTTCCTTCAAAAAAATCCTGACCAATTTGTAAAAGTTGTTTTCTTACGTCTTCATCCAATTCAAAATCAACCCATAGTTTTTCATTCAATTCTTTTTGAATCTTAAATGATTTTATAGGTGTAAATGTTCCTCTTCTAAATTCTAAAAATCTTTCCATTTTCATAATGAGTAAAGTATATATTAAATTCTATACTCATTATTTATTTCATATTGATTAAGTATGCCAGATTTTTCTATTTCAGAAATTACTTTTTCTGCTGTTATTGATTTAGTGCACTCAAAATGTCTTTCAGTTCCTTTATGAACAGGACACCAATTCCAATCTCCCGGATCTAATCTGAAATCATTGAAACAACCCGAACATTTACCATCTTCTGAATTGATTCTTATTACTCCGTTTGTCGGTTCTGTATAGTTATAACTGAATCCTGAAATCAATACGGTAGGAGTCTGCGTAGCCCAACTTAACCAACTAAGACCAGAACCGATTCCAATAAAAAGTGCCGATTTTTGCATATATTGAATTACTTCTTCAATAGACGAAGTGTTTGCTTTTTTAGCACCAACTGGATGTTTATTACCCATATAGTCATGTCCTTCTTTTGATAGTATCACAACTTCATATCCAAGTGATATAAAATAGTCAGTAATCTTCTGCCAACCTTCTGGATTATTCCAGTATTTTGTTTGAGCTGTTCCATGAATACCAATTGAAATTATCTTTTCTCTTTTAATTGACTTATCTAAGTTTAGCTTAGGCTTAATTTCTGTGAAATCCAATCCAAGAATATCTGTAGCGGTTTTCTGCATTGGTTGAAGTCGGAAATTATTTTTATGATTTGTAGATTTAATCTCATCACCATTGTAAAACCAACCTATTCGATAAACACCTAAAACATTAGGAACAGATTGACCTGGTTTAATAAAATTAATTTCTGGATAACCACTTTCGAAAAGATTATTCCAAAAAGTTGAACAAAAAACTTGACAATTCCATTTTTTTCTGAATTCATCTACATAAGGAATCCAAGCTAATGAATCACCTAAAGCCGAAGATTCAAAAGTTATTAAAATTCTTTGACCAGTAAAGTCTAAGTCATATTCAAATCTATCTTCATCGTTTTGTGCAATAATTTTCCACGGAACAAAATATTGTGAACTTGTTTTAGCCCAAGTATTATTCTGTAGTGTTAAATTATAAACCACTCTCTGAGTATCCGTATCAATAAATTGAACATTGTAATCTTTAAGTGTATTTCTAACTTCTAAAAAAGCTCCTTCATGAAATAACACACTGAATTTTGGTTTAATTTTTTTAATTGATTTATTATCATTTATATTTTGATAAAAGTCAATCAATTTTTCTTTGAATAAGTTTTCATCATTAGATGCTAACTCATTTCTATAGATAATTTTATTTATATTTTCAGCAACATGTAATTCTTTAACACAGTGAAAAAATAAAATATCATTTTTATCAAATGGTATATGTGATTGACTATAGTGTCCCAAACCCCAATCATTCATATCTGATAAAAACTCACCAGTAAAATTAGGATGTTGATAGAAAAAATTAACATCTTTTTCATTTCTAACATTCAATCCGACTGTAATCAGATAAGGCGGCATTTTGTGTTTCCAAAGTAAACAATTTAATAATAATTCATCGTGTAAAAATTCTGTTTTTCTAATTTTTTGTATTTCTTCAGAAAAACATATCTTTTTCCACTCTTTAAACAATTCTAAATGAGAAGAATTAAAAATGACTAAAAAAGTTATACCATTTGGATAAGGTTGTTTAAAGTTTTTCACGTCAAATCCCATAAACTCTGAAACTTGAGGACCAGGAGTATACATACCATTGGCAATAACATAGTCCCATCTTTGTTTTTGTATAATTGGACCTTTTGTAATCTGAGGAATATTAAATAAATTGTCAATATTTGGTCTTACTTGTATATCTGAATCTATGAAAACCGCATTTTCAACACCTCTTTCAATAACATCTATAAAAACAGGAGCTTTCATAAATTGCATATATTGTTGATCTGAGTCACCAGGAACATCAAACCTTATATTTGTTAAATTTCTATAATCTAATTTAGAATCATAGTTGATAGTGTAGTGTAAAATAGGAACATTTGAATATTTATCCAATCCATCTAACAATTTTGAAGCTATTCCTTCATATTTATCATCAGAAATTATGACATATGCTTTTTCGATATGATTAGAAACATAATCATCTACAACTTTTTTACCATTCTCATAAATTCTAATAGTCATTTTATTTGACAAATCAACACCGATGAATGGTGATGATATAAAATTTAAAATCCTTTCTTCAAGTGGAAGAAAATCAATTGTAGTGTCTACCAAACACTGATAAGATACCCCAAAAACTATAATTTTTGTAGATACTACTCTATCTTCTAAATTAGTTATCCGAAGTCGATTATCTTTAATAACGTAATTAAATAATCCTTTCTGCATATATTACTCCCATTTTATTTTCTATTATATAATCACTACAATTTGTACTCCATTTTGATAATTTAAACTTAAAATTATTCTTTGTCAGCTTTGCAATTATATTCATTGCTTTATAATCATCATTATTATGATATTCAATTATAAATCTTTTTACCTTTTTAATATTCTCATCTGTTATAGATTCAAAAAAATCATACTCAGCTCCTTCTATATCAATCTTCATAAGATCAATTGAACTTTCATCAACATATTCTTCGATGAATTTATTTGGTGTTATTGATTGAACAATAACCTTTTTACGGTCAATATTATTACCATTTGCATCCACCTCATATAAAGAAGAAACAACAGATCCAATACCAGGACTTAAATAAAATTCAATTTCTCCGTTTTTATTAGATATCGCTTTATCAATAATTTTGATTTTAGAATTCTTATCCCACATTCTTTTTAATATTTCTACATTATCTAAGTCAGCTTCGACCATATATGTTTTTATACCTTTTTCAACAAAAGCAACACTAGACATTCCATAGTTAGCTCCTATATCAACATAATTATTAATAGAATTAATGTCAAAATCGAAAATATCATAGATACTCATATCATCAAAATCAGAAAATTCATTGAATTTAACCTCTGTTCCTTTTATTAATTTAAACTTTTTAGACAATGTGTGTTTCCAGTCAAAATCCTTTACTAAAATATTCTTAACGATTGTTCTATCATCTAAATAAATCTCAATATAGAATCCATTTTTCACCTTACTTAAATTATTACTAAATGGTGGAATTATCCAAAAAATACCATCTTTTGATAAACTAAAATCTTTATTTAAGTAAATACAAATATCGGTATAATAATCAAAAATTCTTAAATGAACAGATTTATCTAAAGAAGACTTAATGTAAAACTTGCTTTCTTCAGGGGCAAACCAAAACTCAACTTGGTTATAGTCATAAAACAATTTATCAATTTTATTAACACCATAAAAAGTTTGTTTATCTGAAAAAGCATAGGTTTTACTCAATAAATTTTTTGTTCTAAAATCATGTTCCCAACAATTTTCTAATACATTGTTTACAGCAAACATCTCATCAATAGTTTTGTAAAAGGTAACGTTGTCCAATAATAAACTAACATTAGCAAAGAAAGAGTTAGTGCAAATAACATTGTCACCCCATTTACAAGATACAAATTGACAATCTTCTACTATCCATTTTTTAAATTCACTAACATCTAAAATATCAATATCATAAGTAACTTTATAAGTCCAATCAATTGAATGTTGTTTTAGATGATTTAATGATATTTCTATTAAATTGCTTTCAGCAACTCCGTGTGAATATTTTCTATCATCAATAATATTTTTTGATTGATAGAAGTAATAGTCACACATTTTTTGCAAATCAACATCTAAAGGAGAATGACTAGCTAAAACTAAGTAATAGTTTTCTCTGGACAAAATCCTTAGATTCTCTTTAAGTAATTCTAAACCTTCATTTGAATTATGAAAGTAAGTAATAATAAATCCTATTTTAGTATCTTTCTTCATGGTAAACTTTATCTAAAATTGAAAGACCAGCCGCTTGTTTTGTTATTGGACTTTCAAATATTCCTGTTTTATACATATCTAACTTTTCAGCGAAAAGTAAATCTGTTACATTCCATTTGCAATTTTGATACATCTCATCAATTATTATAAATGAACGTTTTGGTATTAAGTAAGCATGTGCTCCGTAGAACTTATTGACGGTCCAGTAACCATCATTCTTATCAATTATATTTGTGTTATTGTGAAATCCAAAAGAAAACATTAGTAATTCAGAATCATTATTTAAAACATCACAAGCAAAGTTCATTTTATCAATGAATTCTTTATAATCAACATCAATAACAGCATCACACTCAAAAATCAATATAAAATCACTATCACTTTTATATCCTTCATAAAAAGCTCCTTTATGTGCTAAATAACACCCATAGTGACCAGGTGTTAATTTACCACCTGGTTCCATAGAAACTTTATCTGGATATTCACAATTGTCAATTGGTGGTAGGTCTTTATATCTTTTATTAATACAAGTATGATAATGAACACCATAATTTGATAATTTTGAAAGTGAAATTAAAGAAGCAACTTCTCTATCAGTATCAATATCCGTCAACATATGATATGCTGAGATTTTGTATTCATTGTCTAACTTATCAACTTTTTCTGAAATATTTTTCACCTTTTCGAATTTATTTTCAACTTTAATAAATTCATTTAAACCTAAAATATCTTTAATCTTCTTAACATTATCACTTTTTAAAGTTGATAAAAAACTAATATTATCATGATTAAAAATATCAGAATAGTTAGGTAGCCACTTCATTAAAATAGGAAGATTATGGTTTAGTGCTTCGCTTATACAAAGTGGTTTATTTTCTAAATTTGAAGTAAATAAAAATAAATCAGCAATTGTATAAAATTTATAAACGTCATTTCTTTCACCCCAAACTTGACAGTTTTGTGGTTTGTTTTCCATTAATGGTTTCCAATAAGACTCGAAATTACCAGCTTGATTTCCTAAAAAGTGAAATTGAACACTATCATCAAAATCTTTAGCAATTTCAAATATTTCTGCTTGATTTTTACCAGAAGTGAAAAGTCCAACATTTAAGACATGTTTTTTTGACGGATCTAATCCAAGCTCATTGAAAAATTGTTTTTTAAGTTCATCACTTTTAACAGGATACTCTATTAAATCAAAATCAGATTTTTGATTAAAATATTGAGACAAATTGTATTTAGATACAAAAAGTGTTTTATCAGCAGTTGTTATCTTATCATTCGGATTAAAAAGTGTGCCGTGTGTGGTTTCACAAATCTTATAATTAGACTTATATAATTCATTTAGATATTCATCTGGTATAAATGTTTCAGGAAACTCTTCAAAATGAATCACATCGGGGTTAATCTCATCAACAATAGAAAGAAATTTATTTTTATCATTCATAGTAATTAACTTACTACCTAATAAACTTTGTATCTGATTTCTTTGAACAACGAGTTGACCACCTGTAATATTATCCCATTCGATACACCATATATCAAATGTATCATTTAAAACTTCTATTTTCTTAAGTAAAAATTGAGGAAGACCACCAGTAGATAAGTGTGGGCTTACAAAGAGTAATCTCATAGATTTTTTATTTATTATAAATAAAAAAAATGGTTTTGTTTTCAGTTTATTTTTTTAAAAATTATATTTTCCCCTCGTATTATAATAATTTAGATTGATAATAGAAAGTAATTACGTGTCACAAACACGCATTGACAATTATTAGGGTCCACACATACCGACATCTGTTAGGGAGGGCAGAGTAGAGTCCCATAGGTAAATAAAACCAGACTCATTAGCATAATATCCACTTGGTGCGTAATTTTCTGTATTTCCACAATATCCTTCTAAGAAAATAAGTTCTGAACTTATGTTAAAATCATATGTAATGTAGTCGAAGTCACACACAATCCTCTCAGAAGGAGCAGGCCCTCTTAATAGAGTAGGAGAGCATTCCGGTGGTGGTCTTCTTGGCCAACTCGGTATTAATTCTGTTGATTTACCTTTTACTTTTGTTATGTCTACTAAATTTTTACCATTTAATTTAGTAATTATAATAATATCAACTCCGTTTATTTTTCCCATAATTATAACTCTATCCAATCATTAGATGGATTAAAATGAATTACACCATCCGAATTTGTATTTATACTATGACCTATAATTCTGACGACTTCACCTGGTGATGTTGGTGCAGCAGCATCAATTGTTCCTAAAAGCGATGGAGAAGCAGCAACAGCAATAAACAGGGGCACACCTATTCCAAATCCTGACCAACTACTATTAATTACATAACCTTTTATAAGCATCCCATCTGAGGGACTCCCTCCCAAGGCTATTGCAAGAAGTGATGTTGATTTTGCAGTGCCCCCCGCATCTGTTAGGTCCCATGCCCCGGTAGTGTCTAAAAAATATAAAAGACCAGCCGTTAATGATCCACTTCCAAAAGTTACTATGTCTCCGTATCCTTCAACAAGAGAAGCAGATAACCCGTGGTTTTGTTTTGCTCCACTGGCAGTTGGGTCATGCATAAATGAATAATTACCATTTACATTAAATTTTCTTATATTAAGAAATGAAGGGTAACTTCCAATTGTAACACTGTCTTTATAAGGATCTGCAGAAAACAAAGTTTCAAAACTAAATGACCCTCCTTGAATCATAAAACCAGAGGAGTCGTCATTGTTGGCGTTAAATTGCGCAAATCCATTATTAGTAATAATAGAGTAATTTCTGACACCATCTTGAACGTCGATGGCAATTCCAGTGTTAGTTCTTGCAGCACCACTAACAGCGATTTGAATTCCAGTTTTAGTTGAGGAGATTCCAGGTCCGAATGGGAGAGGTAATGAGGTATCAACTCCAGAAATTAAAAAATAAGCTCCAACTTGGCTGTCTCCGCTTGAGACACAATTTGAGTTATCTACGTAAATACTCCTACTATCTCCGGTTGTTCCAGAAATTATGGATGTGTAACTAGTGTTCATTACAAGATCCTTTATAGAAGAGTAAACATCTCCTCTCACCTTTAGTTGGCCGGCAACGGGTGAATTGAACGTTCCGTCAAAAATAAGATTAGGTTCACTCCTTGCCGAGTCTGGAGTTCCGTTTGCCGTTAAAACATTCTTATCGGTTGTTGGTGTTATTGAAGAAAATCCTGTGCCACTAGATCCTGATGTTCCTGAAGATCCAGGTGCTCCTGGAAGGCCTGATGCTCCACTAGATCCTGATGTTCCTGAAGATCCGTTAGCTCCTGAAGATCCTGAAGTTCCACTAGATCCTGAAGATCCTGATGTTCCTGAAGTTCCACTAGATCCTGAAGATCCTGATGTTCCTGAAGATCCGTTAGCTCCTGAAGAACCTGATGTTCCTCTTGTGCCGGATGTTCCTGAAGACCCTGAAGTTCCACTAGATCCTGATGTTCCTGAAGATCCGTTAGCTCCTGAAGAACCTGATGTTCCACTAGAGCCTGATGTTCCTGAAGATCCGTTAGCTCCTGAAGATCCTGATGTGCCTGAAGAACCGGATGTTCCTGAAGATCCACTAGAGCCTGATGTTCCTGAAGATCCACTAGAGCCTGAAGATCCACTATACCCTGATGTGCCTGAAGAACCGGATGTTCCTGAAGATCCGGATGTTCCTGAAGATCCGGATGTTCCTGAAGATCCGGATGTTCCTGAAGATCCACTTGTTCCTCGTGTTCCTGATGTCCCCGGGACAGATGCTGTCCAAAAAGAAAACCCTGTTGCATCAGACATTAATATGTAGTTTGACTGTGCACCAGTCGTCATTTTAAATTGAGAGACGGTAAGTCCATTAACTCTTAAGTTCGAATAAGAACTTATAGATATATCTCCCTGTGTGGTCGCTGAATCATTAGTTGATATAAAAGAAAACTCATCAACAGACTCATCCCAAATAAGTGCCTGTGTTGCACCAGTTCCTCTATTAATCATAAAACCAGAATCTAAAGTTGGTGTTCCTGATTGTGTTGATGCTAAGAGTATTATTGGATCTTTGACTGTTAAATTTGTTGTATTGACAGTAGTAGAAGTTCCAGATATAATTAAATTACCAGAAACTGATACATCTCCGGTTACTGATAAAGTAGAACCATCAAACGTTAAGTTTGTTTCAACTGTAGCGTTTGGTGCAGTTGTATTCAAAGTAATAACACCATTATTTGTTGTTCCTGTTAAACTCAATAAACCCGAAGATCCAGATGTTCCTGAGGACCCTGAAGTGCCTGAAGATCCGTTAGCTCCTGAAGAACCGGATGTTCCTCGTGTTCCTGATGTTCCTGAAGATCCGTTAGCTCCTGAAGATCCTGATGTGCCTGAAGATCCTGATGTGCCTGAAGATCCGTTAGCTCCTGACGATCCGGATGTTCCTGAGGACCCTGAAGTGCCTGAAGATCCGTTAGCTCCTGAAGACCCTGAAGTGCCTGAAGATCCGTTAGCTCCTGACGATCCGGATGTTCCAGAAGATCCACTTGATCCAGATGTTCCTGAAGATCCTGATGTTCCTGAGGACCCTGAAGTTCCATTAGTTCCGTCTATTCCGTTAACACCACTTAATCCGGATGATCCAGATGTGCCTGAAGAACCGGATGTTCCTCGTGTTCCACTAGATCCAGATGTTCCTGAAGATCCTGATGTGCCTGAAGATCCGTTAGCTCCTGAAGATCCGGATGTGCCTGAAGATCCTGATGTTCCACTAGATCCAGATGTGCCTGAAGATCCGCTAGATCCTGAAGATCCGGATGTTCCTGAAGATCCGGATGTTCCTGAAGATCCACTAGATCCTGATGTTCCTGATGTTCCTGAAGATCCGGATGTTCCTGAAGATCCACTAGATCCTGATGTTCCTGATGTTCCTGAAGATCCGGATGTTCCCGAAGATCCACTTGAACCTGAAGTTCCGGATGTTCCCGGAACAGATGCTGTCCAAAATGCCAAACCAGTGGCATCTGATATTAATATGTAATTTGCTTGTGCCCCGGTAGTCAATTTTATTTGAGAAGCAGTCAATCCATTAACTCTTAAATTGGAATAAGAGGATATTGTAATATCTCCTTGTGTTGTAGCCGCATTATTTGTAGAAACAACAGCAAATTCATCCGCTGATTCATCCCAGATGAATGCTTGTGTCGCTCCAGTTCCTCTATTAATCATCAATCCAGAGTCTAAAGTTGGAGAACCCGATTGAGTAGAAGCTAATAAAATTAAAGGATCTTGAACCGTTAAGTTTGTAGTGTTAACAGTCGTCGATGTTCCAGAAATAGTTAAACTACCACTAACAGTAACATTCCCAGTAACAGCCAATGTAGAACCATCAAATGTTAGATTAGATTCAACTGTTGCATTTGGAGCCGAACCATCCAAGGTTATTACACCATTATTTGTTGTTCCAGTGAGTGATAAAAGACCACTTGACCCAGATGTACCGGAAGATCCACTAGAACCTGAAGTTCCACTAGATCCTGAAGAACCGGATGTACCGGAAGTTCCACTAGAACCTGAAGTTCCACTAGATCCTGAAGAACCTGAAGTTCCACTAGATCCTGAAGAACCGGATGTTCCGGAAGATCCACTAGAACCTGAAGTTCCACTAGATCCTGAAGAACCGGATGTTCCGGAAGATCCACTAGAACCTGAAGTTCCACTAGATCCTGAAGAACCGGATGT